TGTGGCGCGTACTGCTGCTGCGGGTATGCCGGCTGGGCTTGCTGCATGCCGGGCTGCTGGGGTTGGCTGCCGTTCACGAGATTGTTGACGCTGGACGCGGGTTCGATGTGGAATTCGAACACCTTCGGCGGTTGGGGCGCGTCGCCCCGCTGGCCGAGGCCCACGAATCGTTCCGTGATGGTGTCGCCCGGCTTCGGGATCTTCACGCCCGCCTGACGGCAGGCCTCGCGAAACGCCTTGATCTGGATGCCCCAGCCCTTGATCCAGAGAGAACGGCGGCCGTCGTCGTCATCCACGCTCGGGTCGCGCAACTGGGTTTGGATGATGACGTGGATCTGCTCTTTCGGACGCCCGTCGTTCCAGAACGCCGGCTGCTTGGTCTGGAAGTCGTTGACCTGCGTGGTCTCGATTTTCTCGATGACGCCGGTCACCGAGTCTCCGGGCTGGCTGTTCGCGCCGAAGTAGGCTTTGGCGCTGTTGCCGGCGAGCAGGTCGCCGAGCGAGCTCAACTGGGCGGGCTGACGCTGCTGCGGCTGATAGCCGTACCCCTGCTGGGGGTAGCCATACTGTTGCTGTGGTTGCTGACCGAACATGATCATTTTCCTTTCGTTATTCGGTGAACTGGTATTCAGGTTCAATCAATGGGATGAGCTGGAGCCATTTATCGGGCACGTCCGGCCACGGCTTCTCGTCGAACTCGGGGAGCGCGCTCATGTCGGGCCAGACCCGGCCCTTGCATGAGAAGCATTTGTCGGGCCCGGCCGCCGGCAACTGTTTGATCCAGCTGTCGCGCACGTCGGGGCCTTCCGCCTGCTCCACGCAGTCCATGAGGTTGACGAGCAGTTGGGCGCGGCTCAACGCCCATTTGCCGGGCTCCGGGTCGAACCTCGTCTCCCAGGGCAATGCGTCGCCGAGACTGGTCTTGTTGCGGGGCAGGAAGTAGATGCAGTTGCGCTCCACTCGTTCGCCCTCGTTCTGCAGGCCCATGCCGTAGAGCGACGCCTGTATCCGGTATTGTTGCGATGGGCCGTGGGCCTTGACCTTGGTGACGGTTGTGTTGCCGACTATCTTCCAGTCGATGGTGCTGCGGGTTTTGCGATCCCAGAGGTCGATGCTGCCGGTCACGTCGTAGCCGCCGTGCAAACCCTGCAACCGGCCTACGGTGACCCGGTACTCCGAGCGCCACCGTTCCACGAGCTCGGTCACGTTGTCCTCGCTCGTGTAGGGGAATTGGAACGCCGGCTCCCCGTTCAGGTCATAGAACATGGTTTCGAAATGCGCGTGGACGCACGTGCCGATGAACGGCAGCCAGCCCGGCGAACGGCGTTCCGGCCAGCCCGCCAGCTTCGCCGCCAGGCAATGCACGCAATCCGTGCCCAGTTCTGACGGGCCTATCTCACGCTGCAGTTCGCGCGGAGCGTTGGCGATATCCGCTTCGATGAGCTGGCGAATCTCCGGCCACAGTTGCGGCTCCTCCACGGTGCCGATTTTGGTTTTCGGAGTGACTGGCGGCTTGCCCATGCCGGGTGCCGACTGGGTCATGGGCGGTGTGTCCACTGGTATCGCGTCACCCTGCTGCTGGGCTTGTGCGACGGCCAATACCGCCTCATTCATGCTCACGGTTCTTCACCTCCTTCAAAAACTCGTTGATCTGTTTCTTGATGTCCGTGAGTGCGGTCCGGCTGAGCCGTGTGATGGCCACCGCCTCGTCCGAATTGTCGAAGCGCAGCGTGTAGGTGCGGTCGCCGTCCTTCGCGATGGTTACCGGCATGCTGCCGAAGGCCATCGAATGCACGGGGAAGCCGGTCTTGCCTTGCGTCTCCAGTTCGCGTATGGCCTTGTGGATGCGTCTGGCGACGGTGAGGCCCAGCTCGTCGAGCCGTTCGGAACGGATGACGTACAGGTCGTCGGTCAGCTCGTTGCCGTCCTCGTCACGCAGGTCGTAGTCGGCGATAACGCTTTCCACGATCTGGGCGATGCCCAGGCTGGACAGTTCCGCGCTCATGAGACCACCACCATAGGCTTGCCGCTCATCGCGTAATCGGCCACCGCGTCCGCCGACAGCAGCTTCTCCAACTGGCTGAGCGGGCGCGGCCGCAACTGGTAGGCTCCGGGATACTTGGTGGCCGGGTAGGCTTTTTCGAACGTGCCGGCGTTGATGCGGCGCGCGCCCGGCTTGACCTGCACCTTCAGGTTGCCGGCCTGGTAGGTGCCGACCGGATGCGAGTCGAGAATCAGGGATTTGAGATTGTCGATTTCCTCCTGTCGGCTGGCGATCTCGGCCTGCAGTTCGACGATGCGCGCCGCCTGCGCGGCGAACAATCCTTGGCGCAATTCCCCGTCCGGGTTCACGGCCTCTGTGTTTTCAATGGTTGATGGAGTCATTTGATGTGCCTTTCACGATGATTTGGGCGTAGGTGGGATACCACGCCGTCTGATGCTTGGTCTGGTTCGTGTGCCGGTTGCAGCAGGTGACCGCCTCGTCCAGTCCGGTGGGCTTGCCGAGCGGCCCGCATGTCCTGCAACGCGGCATCCAAAGACGCCGGTCAGGCATCATGCGAGTCCTTGCAGGTGAGGCGCAGTCCGGCGATGACGTCCGCCGAAGCGTCCGGGTTGCGCAGCAGCTTCGACACGGCGGCACCCTCCTTGACGGTCAGCTGGGCGATCGTGATGGCCGACGTGACGGCCGTATGCTGCTCGTTGGTGAGCATGATCTTGTCGGACAGCAACAATTTGGTGGCCTTGTCGATGAACGTGCTGGCCGCGTTCGTGATGCCGTTCGCCGTCGGCACCAAAGCCGCCAGTTCGAAACTCAGATCCTCGTCCGACACCAGCGCCTGCTGCACCATACGCGGCTCGTTGATAGGCTTGCTCATGATTGGTCTCCTTGCTTGTTCGGCTCCCATTCCGGGAGCGGCTTGATACGGATAGAGAGGTGCGGCTCGTACTCGTGCCCGCAACACGTGTAGGGGTCGCCGCTCTTGCGCTTCCGGTAGCGGCCCTTCGACCCGTAGACCCATAGGTCGGGCATCCGCTTGCTGGCGTGGGATTCGACGACCTGCGCGTCATCCACGTAGGCGACGCCGTTCAATGAATCCAAAACCAGCTTCAGCAGGTTGTCGAGGTCGGGCCGACCCCTATGGCTCATCCAGAATTCGGCCTCCAACCTGACCGGGCACTGGTATGGTTTCGCCTGCGGGTATTTCAACCGGAATTCGGCGAACAGGCGTTCCTCCGCCCTGACGGTGCGTTTCGGAGTGATCGCATGCCCGTTGTAGACGCGGGGCCTGCCCTTCGGCACCGGGTCGCCCGGCAGACAGAGCGTGAACTCACTTGGCTGTTCCATCGCCGCCCCACTTCAACAGGATTCCCACGAACACGAGCGGCAATACGACCGCCAATGCGAGCGAGCCGGTTATCATCCACTGCGGCGTACCCACCGGACTTGGGATGCGACTATGCGTGCCGGCGAAACCGACCAGCCAACCCTCGCAGAACGTGAGAGCCAGTAATACGGCCGATTTCTGCCCGTCCGTTAACCTCGGCCGTGGTCGGCGCATACGCTTCTTTTTGCGCAATGCTTCGATGCTCATTCCGCAACCTCCTTGCGCTTGCGTTGGATGGCACGCAGCAGGGTCAGCGACTGGCTGAGGATCATCGACGCCTCGAACGCCAACGGGTTCTCACCCAGCTCGAACAGCGCGTGTTCGAGCGAACCTGCAGCGTCATGCACGTCACTGGCCACATCGACGGCGTGCTGCCACTGATCGACCGGATGGAACAATCTTTCCTCCACGGTGTCCTTGTCCGGATCGCACACCGGACAATCGCACTTGCCGGTTTCCGGCTGGCGCGTCTCCTCGTCCAACTCCTTCTCCAACTCAGCCTCTCCTCCCTCAAGCAGCCGCTCCATGAACTCCTTGAATGACATTCCCTTCGGGATCTCGACGCCGATGGCGTGGATTCCGCTAACCTTGTTGTTTGACATCACTTGTCTTCCTTTCAATGTGATTGGTGATGTTGGTGCCGGCGTGAACCTTGGACAGTGCGACGCCGGCACCTTTTCTCCCGGTTTCGAATCCGGGAAACCCTTATTCGCCATGGACCAGCTCCCTGCGGGTGATGGCGCACCTGTTGTTCCGGTAGTCGATGACCTCGCGTGGATCCCACACCAGCCGACGGCCGATACGCTTCGGAGCCGGCGGGTATTTCCCGCCCCACCGGTCGTAGCAAGACCAGATGTAAAGAGTGCTCTTCGAAAGATTCAGGAATTCCGCCACCTTGCCAATGGGCCAACCGTCCTGTGCTTCTATCTGCTTGGACATGATTCACCACGCTTCTTGGCGAGCAGGCCGCGCCAGTCCACGGTCGACGCCCACTCGAATACCCGCAGGTAGTCCGCAAAAAAACGCGGAGAACATCGATGGAATCCAGATAGGAGTGCAATACGTCCTTCGCTTCCTTCAGGTCACCGAACGTCCATTCGCTCCAATCGGGATAGAACGAACCGGTCACCCCGTCGAACGTGGAATACGTCAGGTCGAACCACAAGTCGAACATAGGAACCTTCGCTTTGAACACCGTCAGGAACAGGTCGGCCTCATCGTTCGGATCACATACCAATTCCATGGGGAAGGAATGTCTGTAAGAGTCCGACACGATAGGGTGGGTGAGAGATAGACGAAGATTTTTCTCAGGGAGAGCGCCGGCCATCACGCACCCGCTTTCTGACTGAGCTCATCCCATGCCCGGTCAAACAAGGGGCGATCTTCTTCCGTGTAGGCGTAGACCTGAATGATGTGACCGTTCGGCAGTGTCAGATCAGCGCGTTGTGGGTCTCGACCGTTTCGCTCTCGATATGCGGCCTTGAGCTTCTTGCCGAATGTGCCACTCTTCGATCGCAGCTGCTTGGCGCTCAGATTCTTCTCCCGTAGATAGTCCTGTGTGTACAGGGGACGGGTCTTCGGGTCGAGCTCAGGTAGTTCCCCCAATTCCCGTGCGATCACGATGCGCGTCTTCGCTTCGAGGAAATCC